GATAAGGAAATTTTATAAAATCCCTAATACTAGTAGGATTATTTTTATACGATTGATTTAATTTTTCTGATGATGATAAGGGGATATATTTAAATACATTTTTTAATCCTGTAATTGATGGGAAGTTTTGTTCAACAAATGACCAGGGTTCCCATCTATCCCACTCAGTAGCTCTACCACCAACATCGTTATTTGATCTATCTGATGCTTTATAGGTATTATCACTACCTACTACAACAACAAAAAAGCTTTTACGATCACTATCAGATAAATTATTATCTTTTACTAAATAAAATGTTGGATTTTTTCTATTAGTATCGTAACGATAATTACCAAATGATCCTCTTGTTATACACCAGCTTTCACCTCTACCATAGTTTAAACAATTATCCTCTTTAGAACCATTATATATAATTAAACCATCTTGGTTATAAACAACATCAGGTGTAATATCAGCTTCTTCAGGAGCTTCTTCAGCACCTTTAGAAGAAGTAATTATACGAATCAGTTTAGATAAAGAAACTATAACTTCAGCTTTACCACCAGCTCCTATTTTTACTAAATCAGTTCCCCCCTTTTTAATTATTCCTGATTTTATTCGATCAAAACGTTCAATATATTTTTTTAATTGATCATCAGTAATAGAAATATTTAAATCATCAGCTTCATCACGATAATGTTGCATGATTGTATTTAATATTCCTTGAGAATATTCATTTAAAGGAAATAAATTATGGACTACATGTAATATAAATTTATCTATTGCTTTCATATTCTTATTTTTACCATTTACGGCAGCTCCAATATCTTGCTTTAGTACGTGGTCCTGGGTTAATACAATTGTGTCTTGCTCTAAAGGCTTTACGCCTTACGGGATTATTTTTCTTTATATTCATTCCTTTAGCACCAAAGTTTACTTTTACAACTTTGCCTGTTTTGGGATTTTTAACATATACCTTAAATTTTTTACTATCACCTCTCATCGGTTTACCTAATGGAACCGTACGACCTTGATATTTAGCTTCTAACAAACAATCACAAGTAGCTTCATTTAATTGTTGTTGATATTCACGCATGAATTCAATAAATTCTTTTATATCTTCTTCACTTTCAACATCATACTCATTTATTTGATTACTATTGTCGTGATCACACTTATGACAAAGATAAGGTTCTTGTCCTCCATCTGCTAATTTCCATTTCCAACCACACTTTTCACATTCAATCTCTCCATCTATAATATCTTCATTAATAGGAACACAGTTAGGTACTTGTCTACCATCTTTATCTTTCATTCCTATTTGCTTATAACCTTTCCAACATGGGGATTTTTCAGATAATAATTCTAATAATTTAATCATATTGTTTATTTTGCGTGCCACCAATTACAACAATACTCATCTGCAGGAGCGGGAATTTTAGCATCACCATTATGCCACTGTAGCCAATATTTGTTATTACATAAATTACCCTTTTCAGTCCAATACTCACAGTTAGCACACATTGAACCACCTTTGGTTACACGCATACCTGGTTTATGGTCTGAGGGATATTCTATTTTACCTTCTTGGAGTTTAAGTAATTCGAGTAGACTATACATTAGTTTAGGTTTTTTAATTTACCATTTTCATTAGAAAGAAATTCAACCTTAGTACGTAACTCAGCTACTTCAGATGTTAACTTTAAAATTAAATTTCGTAAGTCATCTTTTTCTCGAGATGATTCTTCAAGTAGTGCTTCTAGTTTAGAAATACGATCTTTGCAATCATGACGAATAAAATCATCATCCCTTTCTTTATGTAGTGCCCTTTTTTCATAATAGCGAAAAGCTGATGTACTTCCCAAAACCGTTATTGCAGTGATTAACACTGTCCATAAGTTGCTATTCTCCATCGTATTTAATAGATTGATTCGATTAGTAAATCATTACCTATAAATATCAAGACTCAATATGTTCTTTGAGTTTCTGTATGTATTCTTGTAGTTCTGTGGTGATTTTTTGCTTATCTACACCCTTACCAGCCCATTTCTCAATATCACCAGCTTCAGTAATGAAACTTTCATTATTATCGTTTAATGCTAACTCTAACATAACATCTTCTAAATCTTTAATATGAGCTTTAACACCACCTGTTATTAAACCACGGGCGTATTCTTCATAATGGCCTGTAGTTTTAAGTTGGGTTTCCATTGATATAACACAATCAAAACACATTTTATGGATAGGCCACATTTTTTTATTTAATCTATCACCACGCATTGCTTTACTACATTTGGGGCAGATTAATGGTAGATGGATAGATTCTTTTAATTTATCGAAGCGCGTAACCGTTTGTTTAATGCCGTTTTTAATGGTCCATTGTTTACCATTCTCATCCCATATATCACCCTCTTTATGGTCAATTTGAGCTTTAGAATAACCGATTTGAGTAGTTGTTTTGGCTGTATAGTCTTTAGTAATGATATTGCGCATTCGTTGCACATCCTTTTCCTTCCAATCTTTTATAAGTTTTGATTCGTTTCCCATAACTGTGTTTTTTTATATTTTCCTCTAGGTTTTCCTACTCTTTTTTTGTAGGCTTTATAACGTTTTTTCATTTTTAATTTAGTCTCTTCAGATCGAGATATTCCTTTAAGGCGTATACTTTGTTCTTTTCCAAACCCTTCAGGTTTAGGTTTACCTTTAGATGTTTTACTAATTTTTTCTCCTCGTTCACTGTTTTGATAACAAACATGACCTATTTTACTTTTACTTACTCGTTCGCCAAATCCTTCAGGTTTAGGTTTTTTTAATTTTTGCTTTGTTTCTTCAGATTTAGGGCCTTCACTATTATCAAATAATTCACAATTTAAACCGTCATTGATAGCATTGTAATGTTGTTTCCAATAAACTTCACGTTCATTAAGTTGCTCTATAGTACATTCTTCTATTATTTCAAATTGATGGTTATCAACATTATATTTTAAAAATGAATTATATATTTTAGGTTGACGTTTACAATCTAAACTTTTATATTGTTTAAATCTTCTTTCTATATTTGTAGATTGACCAATATAAACTTTATTATTTGGATTTATTATTTTATATATTCCTATCATATCAATAAATATGTAAAATATTTAAAGAACATGATGTGCTGCTCCATAACTTATTGATATATTTCTTCGTGTTGTTTGCCGAAATCTCTTAATAAGACTCCTGCTTGAGCATTTGCTTCGTTTTCTATTTCACTTCCTGTTTTTCCGCTTTCGTAATTAATACGTCCGTCTTCGTCTTGCTTACGATGTACTAATTCATGTGCTAATGTTCTTAATATATCAGCCATATTTCTATTCCCGCAGTACACCCATATCTTATTAGCATTCGGATCAAAATAACCAAAACTCCTTTTCTCCTTAGCAGCCGCATTATCGTATGAGAAGGTTAAGTTACGTGGAGGTTTTTGTATTTCCAAGTTTTTGATTGCATACTTTACAAATTCACCTATAGTACCAGTTTCGCTTTCAGTTAATTTGGTTTTACGTTCTAAACCTTCTTTCATTAATCTTAGTTTAGATAATTCATTTCTATATTCGTCAACTAATTGTTTAATATCTTTAAAATAATCTTTATACATAGGATTTGAAAAATCTTCCTTTTGATACTTTATAATCCAATCATCTTCAATATTATGGTTCTTATCAGATCCATTATACTGAGGTATAATTATTTGTTCTATAAATTTTTTCTTTTGATGTTCTAAACTTGTTTGACTTCCTGTTTTTACAATTCTAGATTGTCTTATTGATTCAGTACGATAGTCATTAACCGCTTCAGTTTTAAGAATTCCAATAAAATTATATGATTCTATTTTATTATTTATAAATTCATCAATAAGTTTATTAGCCTGTATAATGCCGGAAAAATTATAATTATTATAAATATGATCACCTCTCCACTGACTGCCATATCTATTATAAATTTTATCAAATTTATCATTATATTTTCTCTCAAGATTATATTCTGCTTTTTCTTTTGGATCTATTTTTATAGGCTTAAATACATCTTTTAGCCCTTTAAGTTCAGGATAATCACCCACTACTGGGTCAAATACTTTACTGTCATCTTCAAAAGCCCCATATTCTTCTTCTCCTTGATTGTCTGCAGTAGTTACAGTGTAATATACTTTAGGTTCATTATATCTGATGTAATTGGTTTCTTCATCATCATTATAGTCATCGGCTAATTCAGGATATTCATGTATAAATACTACTAACAAATGAGTTGGATCTATAAATTTTCCATTTTCATCTTGTTCAGATGATTTTGTATCATCAAACACAAAGTATGGTGTTCCATTATTTTCTATTCTATAATCATGATATAAATTATCTTCTCCACGAGCTGAGATGCAGAATGAGTATCCATTACCGTATTTAATACAGGCATTTTTAGTTTTACCAACATATATTCTTAATCCATTTTGGTTATAGACTAGATTAGCATCTTTGCTAGGTTCACCATCATTTATTTTACCTGCCTTAATACGCTTAGGTTGATTAGCATCAACTATAGTTTCTAATTCTTTCCAACTATATGTTGTGATATCTTTATTAGCTACTTCTGGTTTGCTTTTAATTTGATCAAAACGATTAATATATGCTTTGATAATATCTGCTCCTAAATTAGGTTTTTCTTGTTTAAATTTAGTTACTAGATCATTAATGGTGCCTTGAGAGTATTCTTTTAAAGGCCAAGGTTTAGGACCTTTTAAATCTAAAACACCCAACAATACTTTAGGTATTTTATTTAATTTTTTATAATCAGCTAATATACGACTACCATATGTTAAATAATATCTATCTTGATCATAATTTAAAATCATAGGAGGACCACTAATTTCACTATTTTCGTCTTCATGATTTTTATTTTCTAACTTATCCCACATATCGTCAGACATTACTACCATATTACCTACTGTAAAAGCATATCTTACGTCTGGGATTGGTATATTGAATGCTTGAGCGGTATCTTCAACATCTGCCTCTCTAGATAAAACATAATCAGCAAACATATCATCTTGATTCTGATATTTCCTCTCAGTTACTGGGGCTACAGGAGCGGTAGGAGCAGGTGTAGGTTGTGGTTCTTCTTTTGTTTCTTTACCTATGGCTCTTAAAAAGTCATTTACTTCAATTCCATCAGGTAAATATTTTCTTATATCACCTTCATTTTCATCACGTATTGCTTTTCTAAGATTAGTAGCACTTATATCTTCACCATCTTCAGTTACTGACCCAGCATTGAATATTTTAGCGTTAGGGTATTTCTTTAATCTCTCATATCTACCCTCATCACCTTTACCATAAGCAGCATATACTGTCAACTCAGGATTATTTTCTACAAAATCATATACATCTTTAACAGGAGTAATACCAGATATTCTTACTTCAACGTTACCATCTAATTTTTGCTTATATAATTCCCATATAGCAGCACTTTCATCTGCAGTAATACCTTCATGTGTTTTAGGAGAAATTAAAACAACTACTTGATCAGCATTCTGTAGTAATTTCTTTACTACTTCAAAATGACCTTTATGTGGAGGTTTGAATTTACCTGGGTATAGGGCTATTGTTGGTTGGTCTTGCTCTAATAATAATGAGGCGAGATACCTACCTAAATTAGTTTCAGTTAATGTGTTATTCACTTTATCTAATGATTTTTGTTTATTATCGCCTTTAGGTGTACCTACTTCACCACTTTTAATAGACACCATCGAATTAAAAATACCTTTAATGCGATTTTTTGAGCGTATGTTTTTTGTCTTAGATGATATATCATTTAATAGATCTTCAAAGCTACCATCTATTTTGTAGTTGGTAAATAACCGCTTGATATTGGACCAATTACTAGTTTTCCATACTTCAGTGCGGTCAACTTCTTTAAAATTATCTAATGTTACGATACGTAGTGTTAATCCGGCGCTTGATAAATTGAATTCGTATTCTTGATTCGCTTCAAGTTCAGGTATATTTTTAATACCCATACGAGCAAATATTGCTTTAGGATCTTCTTCCAAACATATTACTTTAGATAATCCTAATAATAATCCTTGTATTTCAGCAGGATAATCTAAAAATTCTTTTTTAAATTCAGCTTCATCATCACTAATAGAAACAATATTATCTATTTGAACATATTCACCTGGTTGTCCTTCTATAGGATATAGTATAGTGATTATTTCTCCTGTGTTTAGATATTTTTTACCTTTATATTTTTCACTTTTAAAAGGAACAATAATATTATCTGGTAGAGCAGATAGGAATTTAGCTAATTCTACTTTAATATTTTTCTTATCAGTTGCTTCTAAATTAACAATTAAATCAATATCACCAAAGTCTTCTTTAGCGCTTGTATTATATGAGCCTGATACTTTAGCACTTTTAAAAGCAGGAAATTTCTTTAATATCCTGTTGATATAATTATCTACTGTTTTAGCAACAGAAGCTCTAGTAATTCTATTTCCACCGGCACTTCCAGACATTAGGCTTTTTCTTTTTGGTAAGGAATTAAATTTGAATTATCCGGTAAAAATTTACCTTTTAATCCTAATCTGTCTTGATTTTCAATCCAATATTTTTGTAAATTATTTGGTATATCTGCTCGAGTTGAATCAAGTATTTTAAGGTATCTATCTATAATAGAATTATATTCTTCTTTAGATATATTTTTCCTCATAAAATCTTCTAACTTAAAATAATCATCTAGAATATCTTGAGTTAAATTAAAGCCATATAGTTGATTTAATAAATCGATAGCTTCTTTAGGATTAGATGCTTCTTGTTTACCACTTTCTTTATCAACAACACCTGTAGTATGACCAAATGATTTACCTTTATTAGAGAATAAAGCCAACATTAATTGTGTGCGATGCAAACCTTTAACATTTCCCTCATATGATTGGGAATAATAACTAAAACGTAACCATTCAGGATTACCTACATTAATGTCAGTCTGAACGGCTTTACCTACTTGTTCACCATCAGGGCCATACTGAGGTATGGCGCAGAATAATGATCCGGCACCTGATGCTTTAAGATCTACTTCAACATCAGGTAAAGTATCATTAATTTTATCCCCAATTAACACAATCATAGCGCGTAATTGAAGTTTTTCAGGAGATGCTGTTCTAGCTTTCTTAGTAAATTGAGCTAATAATTCGTTGTATTTATTTTCATCTACACCCCAACCTTTAAAATCAGGTTTACCACCAGGAAATATATTTTTAATATCGTATGATAAATCAATATCACCGGATACTGCTTTTTTACCTGCTGAACCTAGTTTTTCAAATGCAGTAAATGTTGATGCTTTAGCTGGGAATACTTGGGATAATTGCTCTACAAATTTTTCAATTGTAGGTTCAATATTATCTTTTTCAATTGAGTCTGTAGTACCGAATACGTTACCACCTTCTTTTAGTATTTGCTTAGCTAGGTTAAGTAATTTGATCATAATTAAACATAAATAGGTAGCATGGACAATCCAAGCTACCTATAAATATTGATTATTTTAATTATGCAATTAATTTAATTAAAGTAAAAATTAAAAAAAACGTAATAAAACCCCATGCTATATCTCTTTCAAGGTTAATTTTTTTACCTGTGTTAAAATTAAATAACAAATCTACAATTTTGTGCATAATTTAATTATTATAAATGTGAATTTTTCCGTGTGTATCAATAAGTATAGCACTCATATTTTCCACCCAATCTCCACTATTAAGATACCTCTTACCATTAATTATTCTATCTTCAGGTTGATGTATATGACCACACATAACCCCATCGCACCCTTTCTTTTCTGCCATTTTTAATGCTGTAGTTTCAAAATCATTAACATAATTAGTAGCAGTTTTAACACTATTTTTTATTTTTTGAGATATTGATTGATATGGTAATTTACGCCATTTACGATATTTGTTATACCAACGATTTAAAGTTAATGCTATATCATATCCAACAGCACCAATTTTAGATAACCATGTATATTTTGTTATAAACACATCAATTATATCACCATGAAAAACATAGTAACATTTTCTCTCCCAATTATCATACTCAATATGTTCTGCGTATTCAATTTTATAATCTTCTCTAAATTCAATACCACCAAAATGATTACCTATAAATTCTTGTAAGAATTCATCATGGTTACCTCTAATCCAGATTACTTGTATTTTATTAGATAGTTTCAATATTTTACCTAATACTTTAGTATGTTGTTTTTTCCATTTGCTTCCTCTATTTAAAGCCCAACCATCAATAATATCGCCGTTTAATATTAAAAGATCAGTGGGGTGATTATCTAAAAACTCTAAAAACTCTTCAGCTTTAGAATCTTTAGTACCTAAATGTAAATCAGAAACTATTATTGCCTTGTAATTTTTCATTCCCAATAATTAAAGTCTTGTTTAAAAAATTCATCATTATTTCTGTTTAACCATGATTTCCAAGCCAGCACAATCATATACCATACACCTTTTTTATCAAATCTTCTACTTGAAGTATAAACGTAATTGTTTGTGATTTTAAAACGATTAGGTTTAATTTTGGAACTGAGGTGATAATCCTCGGCAATTTTATCTTCTTCATTGAATCCTTTTAAATTATTAAAGGTTTCTGTTTTAAATAACATAAAACCACCTAAAGCAAATGGTTTTGTTTTTGAACTATACCACTGGAACAGATCAAATACTCTATATAGCCAGTTATATTTTTTATCTGTTTTATATTTGCAAGTAACTAGATCATATTTACCCTTAATAGCACGTCTGATACATCCTTTAATTGTATTTTGTTCTGGAAAAATATCAGCATCTAGAAATAAAATATAGGGTGTTGTTACTAATTTAGCTCCATTATTGCGGGCTATGGCAGGTAATCCACCTTCAATTACTTCTATATTTTTATATATTGATTTATATTTTTTTAATAACAAAATAGAAGATTCCTCAGTTGAGGAATCCGCTATTATTATTTTACAATCAATTTGAGATAATATTATTTTTAATAAATCAATTATTCCTTTACCTTCATTTTTGCAAGGAATTACTATGGTTAATTGTTGATTCACACAGATAAATATCTTAATTTAATTTTACTGATGTGGGTAATAGTAAAGTCATAGGCTTAAAATCAGGATTTTCCATTTTGTATATTTCATATATGTTTTGGAACATCTTAAAATTAGTAGCAATTCCACCATATTGTTTTAATTGCCATCCTTTACCTTGAATTGTATCTCCTTTACCTTCACCACGAGTAGATGCTTTTAACCACAATACTCCTGTATCTTCAACTAATTGATTATGGGTTTCATTCCAGGCAACAGCATATGCTGCTAATTGTAAACCATAAGATGTATGAAGTGAATTAGATGTTTTAATATCAAGTAACCATACTTTACCATTAATTTTAACAATTAAATCCGCTGTACCAGCGTATTCATGATTATCTGAAAATAAATGATATTCAGTTACTATTAGTTCGGGTTTATGTGTTGTCCAGAAATCGGCAAATTTAAGAATCATTCTCCAAACATCAAGTGAATATTGTGCTTTACCATATTCATCTATCCATTGAATTTCTTCTCCATTTAAATAACGATCAATAGCATTATGTACTTGTGTACCTTCGTTTGCTGCTTTAGAAGCAATAATATCGGAATTATGTCCTACATCTTTAAGCCAAGCATGAAAAAATTGGTTTTTAGGAAAATAATTTAATACTGATGTAACTGAAGGGTAATATTTATCGTTGCGTTTATAAAATCTACTATCTAAAACATTTACTTGTTTATCACCTTCGCTATATTCTACAAGACGCTTAATTTTAGGGTCTTTAATAATGTTTACATTTCTGTCAATAATCATAATAATTGTAATTTTTTTTCAAGCAAACTCTGAAAATTCAGTGGTTGTGTTTGCTCAATATTGTTTAAAAAATTTTCGAAACCTATTTCATTAGCATCTTTACCTTCCATTTCTACCAAATATATTTCTTTACCGTATGACATTAACATTTCAGCTTGTTTTAAAGCATCACGTCTAGCGTCTTGATCCAAAGCAATATAAATTCTATCAACAGAAGATTTAACTAATTTTTCCATTAATTTACCATGTATTACCTTTCCAAATAAAGGAATAACATTACGTTTAATTGTTAATGCATCAAACATACCTTCAACAAGTATGATTGGTGCATCCCAATTTATATATAGTTCAAAACCAATAACGTCTTTAGCCGCCACTGGTGGATTTTTGTATTTTTGAGGTGTTTCACCTTTATAATCTCTAGCTATAAAATAATTTAATTTTTTATCATTATCATATGAAGGGATAATAACACGACCTCCATATTTACCATCTTTACAAAAACCAATATTGTATTTAATTATATCGTCTTGAGTTAAACCACGTGACTTAAGAAATTTCAAAACGTGCTTTACTTCAATTTGTAATATTTTATCTAATTTAGTTATATCAATTAATGAAATAAATTCTTTAGGTAATTGTACAGCACCTAATTCAATATTTTTAGTATTATCTGGGATTATTAGGATGTTAAGTTCTCCTATTTTATTATCTGGGGCTTTCATCTTTTTAAATAATGAAAGTAATGTTTTACCCTTAGCACTACAAATCCAACAATGCCAAAAATTTTCACGTTTAGCTGTTGTACGTAAATTAATTTCTAATTTTAGTTTATGATGTGTACAGAATGGACACTTAAAAGCATAATTGCCTTTACTTGTTGATTGTCCTTTACCTAGTACTGATTCAATTAAGAATAGTAGAGCTGTATTATCCATACTCTCAATATATGAAATAATTTTGCCTAAGCAAAATCTTTGCGAAAGTACTTACCTGCTATATTGTCGTTGTAACTATTATCAATAAACAATACATTATGTACTATTTGTTCTCTTAATTCAAGAAATGTAAGTTGTTTTTTATTTTTAGCAAAATTTAATATAACACGTTGAAACTTATCTTCACCTAATAATTTAACATCAGCTAATAGTTCTTTAGATGAACCATAATATGATTTCCACCCACTATCTACTTTATCAACTCGGGTTGTTGGTTTACGACCAACACCTGTATGTTCAGCAATTTCTTTTTTAGTGAGTTTTTTCTTTTTATTATGTAAGAATGCTTTTTTACCTATATAAAATTTATTTGTTTCCAAATTAGTAATTATATAAGTAAAACCATAATAACCTTCAGTGTGTTCTTCAGGAAATTCATCTAAACTTCCGTCATCGAGATGCCATAACCAATTATTCATAAAATTTATTTAAACACTTTCAATATTAATGAAATATTTAGGATCTAAGTAACCTTCTCTATTAGATAATATTCTTTCTTCAAAAAATTCAGTAAATTTAGAAATAATAGGTGTTCCTTCTTCTTCAAACTCATCTTTATTCCATATATTCTCTACATTAATTGGTTCAATTTTATATCTTTCAGATATTTTATTTCCATCTAATGTAATCCTAACATTTAAATCTTTATAATCTAAATATTTAAATAAACCTTTTCCACTTTTATCTCTAGTAGCAGCAATATAAAATTGATTTGGATAAAGTCCTGAGTTATCAGGTTCAAATTTTATACCTTTTTCTTTTATACTATTAATAAAAGAACTATTTGTAAAATGATATAATATACCTACTTGTTTAGCTTCTATTAAGTCTAATAATTTAATCATTATGTATCGTATTTAACAACAAACGTCATATCTGTATCAGGTGACATTAACATTGGTTTACCAAATTTAGCAACAGCTAATAATTCATTATTATCATTATATAATCCTAACGCAGTAGCATAGGTGTAAAAATCAGAGCCAGTAGCAAAATCTTTTACAGATCCACTAGCGTAATTAGTTACTAGTGTTGGATTGTAAGATAAATTAAAATCACTTTCCTTTACCAAACAACGAACCTCATGTTCGTATATTGGTTGTTCATTTTTAAATGAAACTGAAAATGATCCTGTATATGTTATTGCTGGCATGGATATAAATATTAGAAAATTTTAATGTCTTTCATTGCTTCCTATATGTTTAACAGGTATACCTGCATATTTTTGATTAGGTAATAATTTACTTTGTTTAGTTACTACTCCATTCATTCCTATCATTACCCCTGGGGGTATTGTTGATTTTTGATGAATAGCTACCCCCATTCCTAAATTTACATTTTCAGAAATGTGACAGAAACCTGCTAGTTTTGAACCAGCACTCATTGTTACATTATTTTCTATTACACAATCATGAGCAATATAACCATATTTCATTATATAACAATTTTCACCTATTTCTGTTCTTCTTTCTGCTCCAGCATCTATTGTTACAAATCCAGTTAATCTAGTCCCTTTTTTAATTATTACACCCTTTCCTTCTTCTTCTCTTTTTTTCCATTCAGGTGGAAATCCTATTATACAATAAGGTCCAATGTAAACATCTTCTTCGATTATTACATTAGGTTCAATTAGAGCTGTAGGGTGAATATAAGTCATATTTTTAGTTAGGGTTCTATAATAGCAGTTTTTACTTCTTCTATCCAATTTAACTTCCAATGAGGATTTAAATGATAAACACCCTTAGGTTCTTTGCCAGATTCAATGTATATATTTGCTGCTTCTAACATTTTTTGATAGCTAGTAGTCTCACCTTCTTTATCTTCTCCAAATTGAGATATATGGTTTCTTGGTGATGACCACCTATATAAAAATTGTGGTTCATCTTTACAAACATCAAGAGATTTATGTAAATATTCTGCTATTCTATTATTAAAAGCAGCATCTTCTCCTGTATTTTTTTCTGGTATTCCTCCTACAGCATCAAATAATTTTCTTGAAACTATATTTGCTCCTTGAGTTTGATCTGTCTTTTTGTAAAGAACATCTCCATATAATATATAGAATGGACCTTCATATACAAAATCAGATTGATTTAAATTATTAACCATTCTACTTATTCTACCTGGTAGATAAATGTCATCATCTCCCCATGTTAATAGATATTCTCCAGTAGCATATTTATAAGTTGTATTCCATTTATGTCCAAGATTAGGAGATCTTTCTGAGGAATTAATTATTTTTACTTCTGGGTGTTCAAATATAAATTCTTGTTGGGAGAAATCATTATATATTATTAATTCTTTTTCTCCTTGATAGTCTTGTTTCAAAAAAGATTCAAGAGCTTCTTCTAGAAGATATGCTCTAGAAAATGTAGGACATATGCAGGATACTTTAGGGAGATTTATAGTAGACATGATTTTTGAGTTGTTTCTATTATTTCATTAACATAATTATATGAGCAGAAATTGGAATCAAATGTATTTTCTATATTATAAGGTAATGAATTAGTATAATTTCCTTTCATAAATAATCTACCATGCTCAGTTACACCAGCATTATGGAATATACAAACTTCATCCCATTTAGAAATAGGATCAGTTGCCCAACAAAAATCTAATCGTTTGTCTACTTTAGTTTCATGTTCAAATAACCAAGCATTCCATAATAATGACCACATTCCTGCTGTCCATTTTTGTATTGGGTATCCTTCACCTTTCCATAATGGTTCTTGTTCACAAAACCATTTATATAATTTTATAGAGTCTTTTTCTACTTTATCCCAATATTCATAAGTAGAATTTTTAACAATATGTTGAGCCCCCCCTGAATTAGAGTTGAGTAGTTTAGGTATTAAAGGATCTATTCCTATTTGATTGCACATACCTCTATAAATATCCTCTCCTTTAGTTAAAATATATTGTGTACCTATATAACCTACGGTATCACTTAAATACCATATATTATCATTCAAAGCAAAACTAAAATCTACTGGTTTAGTAAATAATATATCTGAATCATGTAAAAATAGGGATTGAGTAGATAATTCAGGGTATGCTTGAATATGTTGTTTTAATATATTAAAATAAATTGATGGAATATAAGACATATCCTCTCTAGTATCTTGATAGAAGAAAAAACGAACATAATTATACTTATTAACTAACTTATCCCACATCTCTATATTTTCAGGAGTTGAGGTTAAATCATTAGGATTCCAAGCAACTAAAATATCAATGTCATTACCACTAACCCCATGCTTAACAAAGTTATTAATCATAACTTCAACTTGCCAAGCATAATAAAGTATTCTTGGTTGAACACAAATGTAATGCAAATTTTTCATAACAAATTTTTATTTATTTACGGTATAGGACATGTTATGCAAGATGAAGATAAGGTTTCTGTACCTTCAACATACGTTTGATTACCAAACGTTCCTGGGGTGATTGATGTAATTTCCAAATTAGATCCAGTCTCATTAGGATCAGCCCCTGTTAATGTTATTGTTCCACATGTTTCTCCTGCTAGTATTGTAGCAGTTCCACTAATAGTACTTGTATCAGCAGCTGTCCAAGTAAGATCAACTGTAACGTTAGTATCTACAGGAGCACTAGCATACGCATATGCTACAACATTGCCTGAGCCATTAGCTTGAACACCGGCACATGCCGTAATTGTTATTGTTTCAGGAGCCTCCGTTGTAGTGCTAGTAGTTGTTGATGTAGTTGTTGTTGTGGTTGTAGTAGTAGGCTCCGCAGTTGTAGTCGTTGTTGTTGTACTAGTTGTCGTTGTAGGTGCAGCCGTGGTAGTAGTAGTTGTTGTACTAGTAGTTGTTGGTGCCGTAGTTGTACTAGTTGTTGTGCTAGTAGTTGTTGGTGCCGTAGTTGTACTAGTTGTAGTACTAGTAGTAGTAGTTGGAGCTGCAGTTGTTGTTGTAGTTGTTGTAGTTGTTGGTGGCGCAGTTGTTGATGTTGTGGTTGTACTAGTTGTTGTAGTAGTAGGGAGACAATCATCAGATGATGTAGGAAACATTAATTGATAATCCTGATTAGTAATTATTCCTAATCCATGAGCATAAAATATATTTCCTATATGAGTATTACTAGATTGTGAATCATATAGATTACCATATCCATCATCTACTACTCTATAAGCAGAAGAAGATAATATAAATGTGTTTGGTAATATTTTATCACCAAATACACCTTGATTAATTGCTAATACTCGAATACCTTCCATAGCGCCTGTAGGGAAGTTTTCAACTAATCTAGCACTATCATTATATATAAAATATGATTGTGTAGGTCTTTGTTGTGAAGCTGATTCGTAATAAATTGAATTAACTAGTGAAGATGTATTTAATAAAGTTGTATACTTTTGATAGAATAGTTGATTTATTTGACTATACAATAAACGCTCATATTGTCCTTCACTTTTTGGATCGCTGCCTGAGGAAAAACTACCAGTAAAATTAGTTCCTTTATATATGGTTAAATATTCATTAGATGTTGGAAAGCAATCAATAGAAATAGTCCATTGCTTATTAGCATAGTAAGGTACAAATGTAACGTCTGATTTGCTTAACTTTTTGAATGATGCCATACATATTAGTAATCTATCTTAATTCTTATTAATGCTTCTTTAGTAAAATCTTTTGTTAGAGGTCTACTCATTTTAGCTACTGCTAATAATTCATTATTATCATTATATAATCCTACAGTTGTTGGAAACGTTTGAGGACTATTAATTAATGTTGTATATAATAAATTACCATTATCATCTATAATAGATGGGTTAGTAGTATAATTAAATTCACTATTTTTTACACGAGTAAAGAAATATGTTGATGATACAGTTTCAGATGATTTTAATTTAAAACTACCTCCAGCTATAATAGAATCATATAATTTACTTGCATTATATGATACTCCAGGAGCTGCTATTTTGCCTGATAGACTTCCAGAATCTAAAATTATTACTCCTAAATCCGGAAAGAAAAAACCATAATTTGTAGCTGTACTAAAAGAACCACTAGCTATACTACCACTAATTACATTATAATACCTATTTTCACCAAGAAAACGAGATAAATTAGTAGTTGTACTATCATCTATTAATGTAATTCCTGATGCTGCTGATAGCTTTAATTCAAAAGAGCCAGGAAGTAAACTTTCTTTATAACGTGAGCGAGCAACATTAATTACATAAATACTACTTGCTGTTACAGAATTATTAAATGAAAAATTAGTGTTTTCAGTGCCATATACTAAATTTCTATATTGTCCATACACAATACGAGATGGAGAACTACCAGTAACTAAAGCATTTATTGCAATAGATCCAGATCCATATAAATTACCATATTGAATACTAAATTGTACTGCCGGGGTTGAGTCATATACATCTATGTAATATTCAGTAGCATTACTTTGAGTAGTAAAGGGAGGTGCTAATTGATATTGATCACCACTCCATAACCCCCGTACTACGGTTTCTGAACTTATTACTTGATCTTCTGTATTATATCTTGAAAATGACATAGTTTATATTAGTTTGTTGATACTTTTTGAATATTCAAAGGTATAGTAATTCTAGCACCACTGTCTCTACCAATCACGGTAAGTGTAGTTGTTAGGGTAGACAAAGTAGATCCAAATAATGTATTAATAGTTGTTCCTGTTAATGTAAATGAAGTTCCAACTTGTGTTACTGATAGTACAGTACCTGTAGTTGTATTTAGTCCTGAAATAGGAGTAGTAGTTGTTATACCAGTACCACTAAAGGTAGATACTAAACGAGAATCAGCAATTGTAGCTATATATCCGTTTGATTCAAATGTACTTGTGGCTCCTAAATAATTAAGAGTTTGTGGAGTGATAGTTAATGAAGCCCCTTGTTTAAGAGTAACACTAGTATATCCTATATTAATAACAGGTAAACGTGAAGTACCACGAGGTAATGTTACTAGTTTATAACGCATCGTTTGTGAATCTTCAGGAAATGCTTCTAATACAGGAGTATTTTCAATTGCTTGACCATAAAATGCAGAACCAGAAGGATGTGTTGGATTATATAATGTATAATCAATTTCATCATCTGCTAATGCAAACTGTGTTATTTGAAAAGACCCATCATTTCGAGCTAATAATTCGCGACCTTTTGTGGTTAATATTGCGTCTACAGTTATTGTTGTAGGATTTAAAATTGCCATAAGTTTCTATTGTATATGATATAAATATATTAAGTTATAAATTTTTTAAAAAGTATTTATTGTTATTGCTGATTGATCTGATAGGAGTTTTAATTTTACCTCTTTAGTAATAGTATCTATATTATCTAGTACATCAGGTGCTATGTTTTGAGGAATTAAAAATCCATACGATGTGGCACCTTCACGTTTTCTAAAGGTTAAAAAAGCATTGTTTTCATCTTCTAATCTGGAAAGTAATAAAAATCTCTGAAAAGAGCCAGACATTAAATTATTACGATATAATGTAGATAAAGGAGAAGTTAATTTTAATCTTAATAAGTTATTACCATCAATAAAAACACGTGTTATGCTAGATTCAACATAAGTACCATCAGATAAATAAGTCAATACTATATCATATGGTTTAATAACAAATTTATAATCTACATCTCCATAGGTTGAATATAAACTATTTAAGGATCCTGTAAGAGGATTAGGAACAAATAAATAATTTCTATCATGAAAATTACTTATACCAGAACCAAATACAATTTCATCACTGTATAAAGTATTTTCAGCAGAACTTGAAAGCGAAGCTGAATTAAAGTAGGGACAATTAAGGGAAGCATACCCTGTAGCTACAGATAATGAAGATACATTTAATGACCCTGCTGATAGAGATGCAGTAAAATTATTAGTAGATGTATTTTTTACTACAAATTTAAATGTTAGTGTATCTCCTTTTTCTAAAGGAACAGATGCTTGATTTATACTAAATGTTTTTGTTTCGGATGCCATAATTATGCTTCTAATATTAATACTTCTATATTATCACCTGGTTGGATTGTTATATAGTCAATTCCTCCTCCTCCTATTATATTAACATAAGAAGGTATAGTATCATCTGCTGGTCTACTATAAGTTCCCGATTTAGTAGTACCGTTAACTTTTATTTCTACTACTAAAGGATCTACAAGAAGCCCACCATTATTCATTTTTTTAATCTCTACTCCTAATGATGTTGGAACTGTTATTCCTAAGGGTCCAATACTAGACTGTTCATTGCTAGTAGGGACACTACCACTAACTTCAAGAGTAGCTGCTGTTATTGCTGAGAAATAAACACTATATTTAGAATATGTACTGGTGTTTATTGAAGCTGTTAATGAACCTGCAGTTCCCGGAGGGGCAGCAGTGTAAAATACTTGTTCAGATTCATATAATAATGTAGATCCATTTTTAAACACTTGTAAAGACCAAGTAGCACTTTGACTACTTCCGGATAATTCTAATGAAAGATCAAAAGATGCTTGTATTTTATGATTTCCAAATTCTTGTACCGAATATGAAGGGTGTGAAGTAAAATCACCAGATTTAAAATAAGCTGCTCCTTCTTGTACTACATTAAAAATACTAGGAACATAACTTGCACTTAAAGGAAATCCAAGTACAGGTGAACCACTTATATATAGAGAAGAACTTGAATTAAGGGCGGTTGCTAGATAAGAACTGGCTCCACTTAAATTTTCAAAATATAATGTAGGATCTACACTACATGTAGAAAAATATAATATAGGATTATATGAATAACCACTATCAAATATAATCTTATTACCGTCTGTTGTTTTTTGATTACTTGATTTTTGATTATCAAATTGAGATACATTTAGATAATCACCTGCAATAAATGTTCGTTGTACTTCTTCCCAATGTTTATTACGTTGGTTTAATTCTGTCAACCCACCATATTCATCTACAAGATATTTTAAACTAGCTTTATTTCTACCAGGCAAGAATACTGATTCTATTATGTCTGTAAATAATCCTATTTTTCTTACATTTTTATCAATCGTTGCTGTTTTACCATATGAATTATCACCAGCATAGGTAGAGGAAGCACTAGTATAGTTACTGTATAATAAACTACTTATTTTAACACCTTCATATCTTGATCTGTTATAAGAAGTAAGAGATTCATTTGAATCTTGCAAATAAGCAGGTGTTAATATGCTTCCTGTAGTGCCAAAGATATATTCTATATCTTGCCTAGTATTAGATAATCTACTTGCAGATACATTATTTAATAAAATATTAAATTCAGAATGTTCGAATGCATATATGCTATTAGTTAAACTAGCAGTAGAATTTAAATATGGATTAAAGTTTCTTTCTATCCAATCATTACCATATCTAATTACACTACCACTAAATTCTCCGGTATAATATGAACCTCTGCTACCTGTTAATCCTTGATATATGTTTGTATATTCCGTACTAATTGAAGGACCTTCTAAAATAGCATCCATTACTTCTATTTCAGAAGTAGAACTAGGATTAGAATAAGACCATTTATTTCTCTCTAATACAGGAGAATTAATAGTAACACCGGTTGAAAGATTTGCTCTTGCAGGAACAAAATCTTTTACCATTTTAAATAATGAATTATCAAAAAATTGAATTAATCGGATAAATCCAGAGTAATCCATATTAGATGCTGTAAAGTTATAATAAATATTACGTTGAGTATTTAAGTCACTATAAGAACTACTATATAATTGTCTTGGATCTCCAATATAGTTGTCTAAAGCCCATGAGGGGTCAGTAGAAGCAATACGCGATGCTGCATATGTATCTATTTGAGTCTCAGGAGAGAATGAAACATCAACGTAATGTAGATCATCGGTCCTAAATAGCGCAGGTAATGTTGGTTGCTGTTGTAAACTAATATAGGGTGACAATACACTCCCAGTTACTATATCATTAGTAACTATCCTTACTTTATCAGTATTATATTCGTCTAAAGTACTATTTTTTAAATCACCACCGTATTCTTTAACATTCAATATACTACTAGTAATACCAAATGCAGATATTAATGTTTGTAATCCATAAGTTGTTCCTTTAGTTTTTAATAGTAAAGGTAAATTATGATAAATACGTTTATAAGATTCAACAAGTAAATCTTTTTGAGGAATTGAATTTAAATAGGAACCTGTAGGGGTAAAATTGTTATCAAAACTAGAACTACCATTATTTCCTATTAGAAAAGGAATATTATCTGAATCTCCATATTTGTTATATAATTTTATTCCTAGTGATTGTAGTGTAGTGTATACTAAATCTTTAGAAATACCTTGTTCTAGGTTGTTATTTGCTAAGTTTATATCAGTAATAGCATTTAGGAAAATCCAAATATTATCAAAATAATGACCTACCATATTAAGGAAGGTTATATATTGATCATTATTTCCATCATCTTTAATAAATGAAGGAACAGTATTTGTTAGATTATTTTGATTATAATCATCATAATCATATGCACTAGCAGTAGTAGCACCATACCAAGTATTAACTAAATTAGATCCAGTTGAATATAAAGTAAATGGTTTTAATGAGCTAGATTTAGGATAAGGAGTAATTTCAAATTCTAAAGATGATGTTAAAGTAGAACCACTTTCAAAATATAAATAATATTCAAATCCATCAAAATTAACTATAGTATCGTTTATGCTAGCTGTAGCTGAATTTAAATCATAAATTAAATTGGGATAACTAGATGTTAAAGGAGTATATGTTGTTATAGTATTTCTATAATCTTCAATTTGCTTTACTTTATTATAAAAATTAATAACTCTCTGTTTAGCCGAACTAAAAAATATAAAGTTATTAAAATTAGTGTAGTTGGTATTAATATCAGTACTTTGTGAATTTATTAAATTTAAAAGTTGTTGATATGATGATGAAATATTTTGTAAACTACTTACTAAACTATTATATGTTTGATAAGAAGTAGCAATGTTATTTTGATTAGGTATATCGATAGCAAAGTTAGGACCTCTTAATTGTGGACCCGGAGCTGGGGTAATTAATTTATCCAGGTTAATATCAAAAACATATGGGTTTGCCTTTTCATTAACAACCCATAAGGTAGATTTTTCCTGTATATTATCAGGTAGGGGTTGATATAACTTAAATAAAATTTCATAACCAGAATCTACTTTATTAAGAGCAACATTTATAGCTACTGCTTGTATGTTGTCACCAAAATTTATAAGATGATCAATAAAATAAGAAGATCCAGTTGCTTCGTTTATAAGGGATAAAGCAGCATCTTCTATTTGTTGATTTGTTAAGATTGTAGATCCTACTCTTAATTCAGTTCTATCTGCTGATATTTCTTTTAAGAATAATTCAGCACTTGGATTTGAAATTCTATTGTTAAATATATTATATTGAACTATAAATTCACCAGATGAATATCCTAAAGTTTGTAAATCCTTAACAGGATCTATTTCAATAATAGGTAAAGCATTTGTATTTGGGTCTACAAAGGAGGTACTAGGAGATTTAAAATCTTTATAACTATAATTAATATTTAAAAGATTATTACCCGCATCATAAACAAAATATTCAATATAATCATTTTGTTGACCAAAATCTTCTTTTAATATTTGTGGTAAAAATAAATTAAGGTCAGCCTCATCATAACGAGATACCTGTTGAGTATTTAAAATTTCACCTATTATTTTAATATTATCCGCCATTATTGTTTAGTCAAATCGTTTATTATTGTTTGAGTATCTAATACTTGTTGTCTTAAAGATGTTATTTCATCTAATAATGCTTGTCT